GTAATAAATGTAATCATGAATTCTTAATAACACCAAGTGATGTTAATTCCTGTGGTAACTGGTGTGGATTTTGTGAAAATAGAAAATTATGTTACAATGATAATTGTAAGTATTGTTTTGAAAAATCATTTGCATCACATGAAAAAGCTAAATATTGGTCAAAAGATAATATTGATGTACCAAGATATATATTTAAATCGTCAAATAATAAATATTTATTTGATTGTGATAAATGTCACCATGTATTTTCCATGCAATTAAATAATATAACTCATAGGGGGAATTGGTGTTCTTTTTGTAGTAGTAGTCAATTATGTAAAAACGACGATTGTATATATTGCCTCGAAAAATCATTTGCATCACATGAAAAAGCTAAATTTTGGTCAAATAAAAATGAAACTACACCCAGACAAATGTTTAAAAATTCATTACAAAAATGTTTTTTTGACTGCGACAAATGCAAGCATGTATTTTCTGTCCAATTAGGACATATAAATCATGAAAATAATTGGTGTAGTTTTTGCGCAAATAGAAAATTATGTAATAACGAAGATTGTACCACGTGTTACGAAAATTCTTTTGCATCACATGAAAAAGCAAAATATTGGTCAAATACAAATACAAACCATCCCCGTGAAATATTTAAATCATCAAAAACTAATATTTATTTTGATTGTAATAAATGTAATCATATATTTTTAATGTCATTGAGTGATGTTAATAAAAATACATGGTGTAGTTTTTGTGGAAATAGTAAATTATGTAGTAATAAAGATTGTAAAATATGCTACGAAAAATCATTCGCATCACATAAAAAAGCTAACTATTGGTCAAAAGAAAATAATATTACACCTCGCGAATTATTCAAAAATTCACATAAAAAATATTTATTTGATTGCTATTTATGCACAAATAAATATGAAAGTTCATTGGATAGTATTTCTAAAGGAACTTGGTGTTCGTGTACTGTAAACAAAACAGAATCAAAACTATTCGAATGGTTCAAAGCAAATAATTACGATGTCAAAAAACAACCAAAATATGAGTGGTGTAAAAATCCAAAGACAAATAGTCATCTACCATTTGATTTTGTTATCGAATCGTTAAAAATAATCATTGAATTAGACGGTGCACAACATTTTAGACAAGTATCTAATTGGAGATCATCAGATGAACAACAAAAATTAGATATTTATAAAATGGAACAAGCAAATAAAAATGGTTATACGGTTATAAGATTATTACAAGAAGATGTATTCAACAATAAAAATAATTGGGAAAATGATTTAATAAATAACATTAAATTATATGAAAAAACGACTCAAATTTATATGTGTAATAATAATGAATATGATTGTTACGAATTAAATTTCAATTAATGTATCGTTACATTCATCACTTACACAATCATTATCTGAATTATCATCTGATAACATAGTTTGTTGATTTTGTTTATTATCCAAATTAAATTCTGAATTTTTTAAACTTTCATGAGCTTCATTTAGTATTTCTGGGAAATCATATTTTTCACACATAAGTTTTAAACCATGAAATAATGCCAGAACCAAAGTTTTCAAATAATTTACATCATTTTTTTCTTTCCATTTTTTTTGGTGCATTTGATATTCATATCTCATCATACCAATATCAGAATCAATATTATAATTTTGTGATAGTCTTACACCCCTTTCTGTTAATATACCTAAATTACGCATTAGATATAATTTCTCAAGTTTCTCTTCTATATATATATCACTATTTGATACGTCGGATGATTCACTTTCAGACTCATCAAATAATGAGCACGATTCATCATTAGGATTAACATCTGAATTTGGTAATAACTTTGAACATTTATCAATAATTTTTTTTAATTCATTAAAAAACTCTTTTTGTTGGTTTTGTTCTATCGCATCATTCGATTCTTCATCTAAATTCTTATCTGCCCAAAAATTATAAAGAAATTCATAGTCATTTTCCATTGTCTTAAGATCTGAATTTATAGTATAATTTTGTGGTAATTTAAAACCTTTTTCAGCAAGTTCATTTAATTTAGCCAATACTATTATTTTTTCATCATGTTCTTGATTAACATTATCAAAATTATAATGATGATTAAGTGTATTCATTTTATTTTAAATATATTTAAATTCTATTGGTATGTATTTAAGTAATATTCCTATAAAAGTTGAAAATAATTTGTTTATTAATAATAATATTCATAAACAAATGGAAAATAAATTAAAGTAATCATAATATGATTGTATTCATTGGCAATCTAATATTATTATACCTTACCTTATTACTCACGTGCTTCCTCGAGAAAATAGAAAACAAAACCAGAAATTACTACAGATACTATTATTGTAACTATTGTCATGAAAAAATCCAAAGTGGTCCAATTCTTGATTTACTACACGATATTAAAATTGTTAACTTTGTAAATGAATATTTGTGTGCCGATTACGAACTATACAGAATCTTAGGAAGTTTTTCATCGATTCTATTGGATACTTGGTTGTTTCTATTTGTTTGCGATGTTGTTCTCAATAGTAATTATAAAATACTTGGTATGACGTTAGTCGGTATTATTGTCAGAAATATAATGAGAATTTGTATTCGTGTCGATAATCCAGACGGTGTGATTCGAATTAATCCACATACTAAATTCTTTGGATTTCATTTTCCAGGCCTATTAATTTCATATGATAACGTTAATAATTTTTTGTTTTCAGGTCGTATCTTTTTTTCTTTGATTTGGTGTTTAAACCTCTCATCATTCCTGTACTGTAACTTATGCGAGGCTACAACATATATTCAACTTGCAGGATATATCTTGTATGTCATGGGCACACTCACAATCATTTACCAAATTATATTCACGATTGTAGCAAAACTACATTATTCTGTGGGAATTTATTTAACAATTATGACGTACTTGGTATTAAAAACATTCATTTAAAATATTTTTTTATTTAATTAAATTATCTTAGGACGGTGGCGGATTGAAAATAAGAACTGATGTGTTATCTTTAGATTGATTGACAATAGTAAGATTTGTATTAGTACCTCCAAGTAATCCACCGGATGCAGGAATATTTTGCGTTGTTGTTATTTGTGTTGACGGATCGTACGCAAATATAATTTCTTCGAGATTGTTCAATGGAGGAACAGTAACTCCACTGTTTGGATTAATAAGTATAATAAAAGGACGTGTAATTGTTGTTACATCGATTTGAATATCAATTGTGGCATTATTATTTGTATTATTTGTATTATTTGCATGATTGTCAAAAAGTATATCATTGACTAGATTATCAATAGTTTCTTTTTCGGTATTGTGTTCATGGTTGTGTTTCATTTATTATATATATAACAGGAGAAAATTTTGTAAGTACAGTAGGTGATATAATAGTTAATTAGAAGTTTGCATTTTGAAATATATTTATTAATAATATAAAATAGTATAATAATGTTTTCTGAATATACATGTTCTGATGATTATCCTATAAAATGTGATATGGATTCTGATAATTATGGTTTATGTAAGAAAACAGAAGAAGATTGTAATAACGATCAATCAAATGGGAAATTGGCAACAAATCCTAACAATAAGAACGAAGAGATTGGATCTAAATATGGTTATACCGATGAACATTTGAATGATTGGTGTGGTAAGATTAGTATAGATTTATCAACACAGTCAGAACCAGGTCAAAATGGTTCAAGTTCGCTACCGAATACATTTAAAATTATAACTTTTAATATTTGGGGCTTGATTAAAGGCTCAGGTGAATATCTTGAATTTCTTAAACAAACTATGCAAATAAGAATGCAGGAAATAATTAAATTAGTCAAAGAATATGACCCAGATATTGTGTGTATTCAAGAAATGACAAATCTATCTTTTGAATATTTGAAGGAATTAAATGAAATGTATGAATATAAATCAGAACCAGAGTTCGATATCAAAAGATATGCAGAAATGAGAAATAGAAATGTTGAGGTCTTTGTTTATTCCAAATATAAACCGATAAATATAAATATTGCATCAATTAGTGGAAATTTAGGATACAATAATGCTTTTTTACTTGTTGAATATTCGAATTTGATAATAATAAATTGTTACCTCCAGGCAGGATCAAAGCATTCACCTGGACAAGAAAATAATTGGATACATTACTCTAGATGTAGAAAACAAGAATTAAAAGCTATTAGATTGGTTATAGAACAATTAAGTGAAAATAAATTACCTATAATTTTAGCGGGTGATTTCAATACCGATCTAGGCGGAAATTCAGAAGATTGGCCAGAATTGAATGAATTTAAAAAAATGGATATAATTGATGCATGGAAACAATTAAAAGGGTCTGGTGGATTAACAGAAGACACAGATATTAACCACATGAGATGGAACACAAAATTTATGGAAAAGAGATTTAGATATGATGGGATTTTGTATAAGAACGTGAATAATATGAATAAAATATATACAAAAAATTCGAAAATTATACCGAAAGAAATAGAAGTAATCGGTCAAAATCCAATACCTCTTGATAAAGAATTATCAGAAAAATTTTTAAAGTTATTTGTTCCGGAGGACAAAGATTCAGATAAAAAAATTAAGTATTACGATGCAAAAAATAAATTACTCGCTCTCTGGCCATCAGATCATTTTGGGGTCATTGCAACGTTTCAATTTACCAAAAAATAATAAAAAATTGATTTAAAATAATTAAAGAAACTGTTATAAAGTTTTGACACTAACATAACAGTTAACATAAATTTATATGTTAAAGGCAATTACTTCAGAAGATACAAAAGTAATTTCGTTAAAATATGATCCAAATTCAATAAGAGATGTTGATAAATGGAAAATTAAGTATAATTCGAATACAAACTCAAATAATTTAAATAATTTAAATAATTTAAATAATTCAAATAATTCAAACGAAAACACCGAACAACTTAATTCAAATATTTCCTTAAATAAAAAATTTATTAATCCTGATACTCAAGTCCTTATACCTTATAGCGAAAGACAATGGCTCGATGATTTATGTTTGACATATAAATTTGTTGTTCTGGTGTTTGTACGCGGAGTTTGGAATAAACCTTGTCGTAATCGCCTCATCGAATTCAATAATTTTTTGAATCCATATATTATAAAACATGGAGGAATTATTTTTGGAGTAACATCAGAATCCATTAATAACGCAAAAAATATAGAAAACGATCTCAATCTCAATTTTAAATTAATTATTGATTCAATCTGTCAATTAGGTAAATTTTGTAATATGACTATTCTGGATTTAACTAAATCCGATGAATCAAATATTATTCCAATTGAATTTCATAGAAAATATATTGATAAAAAATGCGCACTAGATGGTGTCAATACATTTTATAGTAAAATGCAATTTAATACAACAGATATGGATAAATTTATGGAACTTAAATCGATTTATCATTGGAGAACGACAATAAATGATCCAACAATAAAATCGAATACTGAATTATGTGAACCAAAATCTTATAAATATGTTTTAAATTATGGTTTTCACTGGAATAGTTTTGAAGAGCGCAATTTCTTATTTAATTCACCGAGTAAAGAAGATACAATGAGGTGTTTATCATTAATTCTTTCACGCGTTGATGAAGATAAAAAGTATTCTAATAAAATGGATAAAACAAAAGAGTCCGCAATAATGCGTTTGGCCAAAGATTACAAAGAAATAGTCATTAACCCTTTAAAAAATATTTCAGCATCACCTGTTTCTGATGGCAATTTGTTCGAATGGCATGTTAATTTACAAGGATTACCTAGTACTGATTATGAAAATACTGTATTTCATTTAGTTATGCATTTTACTGCACTCTATCCACTTCGCCCACCGACTATTGAAATGAAAACGCCTATTGCACATGATAATGTTTTTGGACAATATATATGCTTAGATCTTTTGACTGATTTTTACACAGAAGAAGTTAATCCGCATTTACGTTCAAGGGGATGGTCAACTGGTTATTCGATATATTCTATTTTAGTTACACTACAAGCATTTTTAATGGATGGGGCATATAAGAGAATTCATAAAACTAAAACTGTTGTACATGGTAAAGTTATTGAAAAAGAATTGACCGATAATGAAAAATGGAATAATAACCGGATCGATAAGTGTATATTAGAAGCTAAACAAATTAAATGTTCATGTGGACACGTTCACTCTAGTCCATATCCGTCACTTCCGACAAATGAAGAACTTGATGCATATATTTCATCACAAAAAAAGTCTAAAAATCGTGATACAAAATTTGTGAAAAACAATATTGCGGAAAAAATAAATCAAGAAATTATAATGACTAATATTGATGTCATTAAAACAAATAATAATATTACACCCAATCAAAACAATAAACAAAATAATAAACAAAATAATAAACAAAACAATAAACAAAACAATAAACAAAACAATAAACAAAACAATAAAGAAGACAATAAAGATATTTTACAAAACATTCAATTGGGTAGAATGAAATATGATTTATTAATTGGTAAAATATTTGACGGAAAAGTAGAAACGGTTTTAAATTTTGGGGCATTTGTTGATATAGGATTTTCTCCTAGAATGAAACTACGATCGTCGTGTTTACTACCTATTTATCAAATAAAATCTGATTTATATGTAAGTAATGCACAATCTGTACTAAAAGCAGGTCAAAATATTAGAGTAAAAGTGATCAAAGTTGAAAATGATAAAAAAAATTCTAGTAAAAAAGTTATCTTACTAAGTACCAAATCAATTAGTGACGATGAATTCATTAATATAGTAGAATCTGTTTCCGAAGAAATTATGAATAAAATATACAATGGAACTGTGATCGAAGTGAATGATGATTTGGGACTTAGATTAAAATTGGATACAGAACAAGAAATTAAAGAAGTTGTTTGTAAATATGATCAAGTGATGTTCGCATTCAGACCATATGTATTTTTCGAATTAAATAAAATTATTAGTTGTGGTGATAAGTTTTCACTTTCGGTATACGGTTTGACTCATGAACAAACAAAAACTGGAACTAACACAATTTATTTTTGTAAGTTAAATTTGAGTGATGAACAATTAAAAGAAAACAAAAAACGTGTTAATAATATGATAAAATTCAAACAATTATCAGATTTTAAATCTACTGAATTCAATGAATCAGATAAATCAGATGAATCAGATGAATCAGAATTAGTATGTTTTCATTCTAGAGCAACATTCAAAGAAGACGTGTTAGGAATAGGACTTAATATTGAATATTATGATAATGGTGATATTAGTTATTTACATCCGGCGTGTTTGGATTTTATATCTTATAAATCATTCCATGAACACGAGGTGAGAATGAGCGCATGGAAAACACCATTTACGCACTGGTTGCCATTATATATTTCTGCTGATCATGCAGGTGATTTAAGACTTCACGAAAAATGTATATCACTCATATGTCAAGATCGTGATACACATAAAACACAAAAAAATATGGATAAATTACCATTTTCGTACCACATGGTCATCAAAGTATTACCTGTGCTTATGAACACATTTATTGTGATATTCATGAATGGTTCTTTACACGAATCAATTGCTGCATTGTCATCATATATGCAAATTTATAGATTGTTATTAAAATTTAGCGAAAAATATCCTGAAATTCGTCAAGAAGTAGATAATAGAATTAAGAATTTTATTGTAGATGAAGATTCAAGATTAAAACGTGTCATACCATCATTGGGTGAATTATTACCATTATTGTCAATCAGTTCATTTACATGGAACGATGTAGCTCGATCTCTTTTAGGTGAATGTTTTGATAGAAATGTTAAATGGTTATTAAAAGATTATCCCGAACTTGGAAAATTACATGAATTAAAAGTTACAAATATAGATAAAATTATTGAACAAACAAATAATGAACAAGAATTAAAAATACAACAAATTAAATTACGTAGAAAATGTATTTTAGATTATGAAAAAAAAACGATTGAACAAATTGAAAAAGATAGGAAGACATTAGCATCACATGGATTTATGACATTGACTCAAATTAATAATAAATCTGTTCAAATTAGTGTAGATGAATTCGGCAATAAAATTATAAATTGGGTAGAAATAGACTACGGACGTCTTCCCAAAACATTCAAGGGTAATAATGTTTCACTTAAATTAATTATGTTCCATGTGTATTTTTTACAAATGTTTCGTCCATTAAATTTACCTGTTGATGTCGCTTGCAAAAACACAGCAGAATTACTGGATAAACAATTCGGTCGAGCATCACATGGAATGGAAATAGAATTTCAGAATCAAGTAAAATATATTCAAAAAGTTCATGATTGGAAATCATTCTGTTCATTAGTATGTATACCTTCACCATCACATGAATACTTATTAGGATGGCTAAGACGTTCTGTGTTGAATTCATTAAGAAAAAGATATCATAATACTCCATCGAAACAAAAGAAAATAAATGTTATCGTGAAACAAAAAATAAAACCGACACTAAATACAGATGATTTGTAGATTTATTTATCTGTAAAATAAATTAAAAATCTACTTTGAACAAAGACTTTGTATTTGCTATAGAATGGTTAAAGACCTCGTCGACTTTGATTTTAAGATGAAATGCAATATGTTCAGCAACAACATTAAGAGCCGATGGTTCATTTCTTTTCGTGTTCCACTTCTTTGCAAATTCTGGAGGAATCAACCACGGTGCATCTGTTTCGATCAATAAACGGTCTAAGGGTAATTTCTTAACTGCATCGACTAAATCTTTATTACGTCTTGTATTACAAATCCATCCAGTGATACCGATATACAAACCCATATCCAGATATTTTTTCATTGTTTCGTAGTTTCCCGTAAAACAATGGATAACACCATTTAATTTATCCATCTCATTATCTTTCATAAATTTTGTCAAAATGAGTACCATGTCATCTGTTGCATCCCGATCATGCAGATAAATTGGTTTATTGAGTTTTTTAGATAACTCAAGTTGTCTCAAAAATACATCTCGTTGAACAGATCTGGGTGAAAAATCTCTATTGTAATCGAGACCACATTCACCAACTGCAACAACAAAATCGTTTAAAAAGAGTTTTTCTAATTCGGACCAATCAGTTTCTTTGACACTTTTTGCATCATGTGGATGAATACCAATCGTTGACCATAGTTTGAGCTTGTTATTCGGATCAGTCTTTAGGGTTTTGAGTAACTCTACATTTTCAAATGATTCTCTAACTGAATTAGAAATAGAAATAATTCCGTGAAGTCCTTCCTGATAAGCATAATCAATTAGTTGAGTATGATATCCCTTGAATTGTTTACCACACAAATTAACACCAATATCGACCATTATCTGTTATTTGTTATTTTTAATTTATGATTTGTCTTGTACTTAAAAGTTTTATGACAAATCATAAATTAAAAGAAAGGTATAAACAAATTAAAGATCAATTTTTTGATTTTTTTGATTTTTTTTTGATTTTTTTTTGATTTTTTTTTGATTTTTTTTTGATTTTTTTTTGATTTTTTTTTGATTT